CTACAAGGCTCATGAATAATTAGTGAGCTATAAACCCTTAGATAGGCTCTTCAACCGTAATTAAAAGTTCAATTGAAGCAGCAAGGCCCAGGTAAAGCTTCTTTGCAACCGAGTCGTAAGCCAGATGGCCTTCAGCTAATTCGATTGGTGCAGCAGCTACGATAGTAACCGGAGCCGGAATTATCACAGGATCCGGAAGTGTAACCGGGTCAGGTATAGGTTTGGCAACACTAGCAATAGCCCTTAGCAAACTTGCCTTGCTGAGGGCTTTTGTTGTGTCTATGGCAGGGTTGGCACCGGCAAGTTTCTTATAGATCTCTCTTAATAGATCATTCTCTGAAAGGGCTTTGCCCGAGTTTAATTCGTCGCTCATTGCAATTGGGTTTTATGTGCTTTAAATCGTCAACTAAATAGGCTGCTAAACTATAAACAAAGCCTTCTGATTGAAAGGACATCAGATAGGATGAGCAGCCGATGAGCCACCTAAAGAGCTGCTATGCATTGCCTGAGGGTGAAAAAACATGCCGAGCAGAAGGGTATCAAAACCATCGCTGCCATCAGTCCGGTGTTCAAGCAAATCTTCTTCTTTCTCAATAAGTTTTTCGCCATCTTTATCTTTTTTAAAACCCAGCGGCCCAATTTTGACACCAGCTTGTTCAAGCGAAATCTTAAGCGCTTCATTATTTGGTTCATTGATCATTGGAAACAAATACTTTTGGCCTTTAAGTGCCTGGTCAATAATCGAGTATTTCTCGTCATGTCTGATTGGGTTGCCCATGTGGATGCGTTGAACCGACCAGTGGTTTTTCTCGAACTGCGAACAGATGGCAGATGCAAAATCTTCATCACTTACGGCGTAGTTAGAACCCAGAGCCGTGGAGTCAAAATAATAGATCACTTCACGGGTAAGATGGGTGCGATAATAATCGCAAAAATCATCAACAATTTCACGAAGTTTACGCTGATATTTAACGTAAAAACTTTTCAGCACCAGGGCTTTTATACCTTGCTGTTGGCCACAAATAAGCCAGTTAATGTTGGCGTTATAATCGAAAGCCACGCAAATAGGCCTTGTCAGGTCAACATCGGCATCCTGAATGCAGCTTTGCTGCTGTGCTTTATCAAAATTGTAATCGAGACCTTGAAGATAGCTGTTGTCAAAGGCAGTATAAAAGTGACCATCACGCAATGAAGGATAAAAGCCATCTTTGAGTTTGCCGGGTCTGATACAAAGGATCGAGGTGGCAAAAATCAAAGGAGGCAGGTCACGTTTCATCTGAGCGATGTATTTCGCACCGAGGATCTGCACGTTTTCAATCGTGCTCACTTCGCGGTAATACACGGCAATGCTGCGAAGCTTTGCCAGCTGAAGACTTAGTTCACGAATACGGCGTTGATTCCATTCCGTAGGTTGTTTCTGCTTTAGTTCATAAATGTTTTTTAACAACGATTTAATGGCATCAATCACCAGAGGATCCATCTTATCCTGATACTTCAAAAGCCATGACCCCTTTTTACTAGTTGGCATATCACTGGTAAAAAGCATTGAGTTTAACCAGGGAGAGTTTTTCCAAGGGCCTTTGAAACCACCATTGGCCGGGAAAGTTTCGTCTTTAAGTTTATCGAAATTGAGAAACTTAGCTTCATCACCCAAAATGTATTGAAGGGTGAGTGAGTTTGAAGATCCTGGCACATCCTGGCTTATGAGGTATTGAACCGAGCCATTATACCAGCTCATGACATGATCATAGCTTACTGGCTCGATGACCGGTTCTTTGAAACCTGCTGATTTAGGGGGCTTGCGGCCAATGAAATAGTGAACATTGCGTTTGAAACCCTGATCGGCCAGCGCTTTAAGCGTACCAGGAAGGGTGCGCGTTAGCAGCTGCTGAAAAGTAGAACCCACAATACCCCCGCCAGATCTAGGCATATGCTGCAAATTGCGGAGCAGCCAGGGAGCATTTAAGCCATGCGATTTACCCAAGCGCCTACCTCCAAGAAAAACGCTTGTATGAGCCGCAATGAAGCGAAACGCAAGCTGTGGCTTATTGAAATAGATTTGCTTGGTTTCCGTCGGGTTCATCGCTTATGTCTTCGTAGGTGATATCTTCTATTTCAATTTCGCCTTTGTATTTTTCAAGAAGTTTCTTAATCAATTCATCTTCGTTCTCGAGCTTTGTTATGCCCAGCACAGTTGGGTCATTTGTTGGTTCAATTGGTGTTGGAATAAGTTCATCCCAGGGCAATTCTTCAGCTTCATCCTGATCAAGTTTGTTATACTTTGCCAGGGTTGTTATTGCCAGGATCCTTTCTTTGAGTTTGCCATTTGTTGTTGCGTCGGCTATGGCTTTTTTCAATTCTTCGTTTACGACATATCTTATCCATTCTTTGCCGGCATTGCGGATATTTGGAAGAATGATCTTCATGTTCGAAATATCCCTGTAGGCCTGGCTCTGACTTATTTTGAATTCGCTCATGAGCGAATCCCTGAGCTTGGTGTCTTCGAGGGAAGGGGTTTCGAGTAAAATTGTAAAAGTAAAACGATATCGGAGCAGTTGATCTTTTTCTATTTCAGTCATGCCAACAATCTCATGCATGTCGCTAAACATGAGATCGTGAAATTTGTCAAGGTTAGCTTTTCTACTCATTTTGCTGCTGTTTTATTAAATAACCGTTAACAAGGTTCTCAGCTGCAGGCGAACCTTTCTTGGCAAACATTACAGTTTGCTTTCGGATCTCAACAATGCTTTTAAGTTTGCCACGCAAATATGCCTTGGCACGATCATTTTTGCCGTGTCTGATATCCCGGCGAAGCTCAGCAGTATCAACATCAATCAGCAGGGCTATTTCGTCAATGGTCATGAAAAGCCCGGCATACTCTTCAATTTGGGCTAACTCATCCATGGTGCTGCAGTTGCTTGAAGAATTGACATGTTTTGTTTGTATATGCCTATTGCAGGGTGGTTGCGAAAAATGCAACCACATTCGAAACGTTGATTGTTGGTTGCGTTGTTGCTCATGATGGCAAGCAATTCTATTGAATTGCGACTCATATAGATTGTTTTGCTGTGGTTGGTAGTAAGCAGGAGGTTGTCGACATTCATGGCGGCAAACTGTGTGTTTGCAGGATTGCGTGAGGCAACCGTGAAATCGAGTATAAGTGTAATATGAGCCAGCAGGTCACGGTTACGAATCAGGCGGCGAACGTAGTTTTCATTAATAGCGAACGAGCTAATGATGATTTCATCAGCTCGTTCGATGTTTTCAAGCATCACATCAAAAACATGATGTGATTGCACTTCAGGGCTTAAGTAAAACGCCACCTGGTCATTTGCCCAGCAAATTTGAGTTTTCTTTGATGACATCGAGCTCAACAAGTTTTGTGCGTGTTTTGGTGCTAACCGATGCATTCAGAGCAATAAGCATATTGATGCTTTCAATGAGTTTGTCTTTTTTCGTAGCATCGTAATTTTTCAAGCCCCGGGCAATTGCTGTTCTTGCGGCATTGATTTTTTTGGAAACGTCGGCCGGATCGTCAGCTGGAGCTTTTGCAGACTGATCATCCTGGGCAGTACCTTTTAGGAATGCGTCAATCTCATTCCATCCAGTGGCAATATCATCATCAATTTTTACCACTTCCGATCGCATAGCTGCCCGATCTTCATCGTTTACGGCAAGTTTCATCTTTTCATGGTAAACCCTTTGATGTTTGTAAGCTTCGGTGATGCCATCAAATACCAATTTAAGATGATCAGGAAGTGCTGCGCGGTCAACTCTGCCAATGAGCTGCTCATTGTCTGTTACTTTGGCAGGAGCTGTTGGAGCTTTAGCAATAGGCTTAGGAGCGTTCACAGGCTTCAGAAGCCTGAGCTTCGAAAGTTTTTCAAGCTCATAAGTAAGCTTCCTAATATCACGCTTGCGAATCAGGTAAAGAGCCAGAGCCCTGTTACGCGAAAACTTCTGAAACAGGGTAATGCCCTGGTCAATGTCTTTGTGCTCTGACTCGAGCCAGGCTTTCAGTTCTGAGTTGATGTCTTTTTCCATAGGTTTTGAAAAATAACCCCGTCCGGCCAATCCGGACAGGGTTCGTTATACACACGTTTTTGAAAAAATTACGGAGTAGGAGTGAACACACCGGTTTCACAGTCAATCGAGCCGCCGGTTACCGGCAGTAATCCCTTGAAATCGGGCAACGGTGTGGTGTCGGGAGCATGGCATTCGAAGAACAGGCCTTTTTCACTGCCAGCACCTTCGCCACTTTTGCCCGTGAACTTGATCTCGTTGTCCCATTCTTCGGATCCGATCACCACGAAACGTTTTTCGGTTTCGTGAGGGAGCTGAGCAATGAATATGACGTTCGAGTTCAGGTTGTTTTTGGCAATAGCCTTAGCCTTCGAACTGATATCAGGGTACATTCCCACGAGTTTGTTGATGAACATTTTGTGGTCTTTGTCGCCCACTTCATCAAAATCAACGTGGCTTTTGCCCTGTTTGCTGTAGATTTCCTGGAATACCTTACCGGTATTCATTTCGAAATCCCCGGCAAGTTCAACAGATTCTTCCGGCGTTGCGGGAGTTACCGTAGGTGCAGGCCAGGTTTTAACCCAGCTTTTTTGAGCGTAGAAAACGCGCGAACGGATACCAGAAGGATTTATCTGGCCGTCGTTCCATTTGAGATCTTCATACAATGGGGGCATGGCTTATTCCTCCTCAGTTTCGGTGGTAAACTTCACAACATTCATAAACCTGTGGTCAAGGGTATCGAACCCGGTGCCAAAGTGTGCTTTCATAAAGAACTGCACCATCTTAGGATTGTCGGGTCTGCGGATCTCAACAGTTTCTTTGTCGCCCATTTGGTCAACGCCTACAAGGAAGTTTTCTTTGATGCTGAAATACATAAAGTCTTGGCCTTCCATGTTGTCCAGGTCAACGAACTGACATTTCTTGTCACTTCCGATAAGTGTTTTGTGATGGAAACCATCATTCCAGGGAGCATGGCCAAACTCAACCTGGAACCAGTCTTCATACAGCTCGAGGATCGAGGTAGGAAGATAAAGTTTCAAATTGCGATTGCTTTTCAGCTGCACAGGAAGCGCACGGTAAGCCGCTTTCAAAAGATCGCCAACATTTGCACCGGTGATCGGGGTAAGCGATAAATCAGTGAGGTTCTTTTTTGCCACAGTTATTTTTTCGGCAGTGATAGCAGCTGCTGCAAGGGTTGAAAACCCATTGAACAGGTCAACCGTACTGTTGCCAGCGGCATCACGCTCAGCAATAAAAATAGCAGCCCTTAGGGCTTCGCCAACCTTACCGGCCATCATCATTGCAACTTGGCGTGCAAGCTTCATCTGATCAGCAGGGGTAATGGTGCGCTCGGTGTACAAGCTACCAAGGATAGCATGAGGGTCAAACTCTTTCACGGTGTCGCCCAGGAACACTTCCCATTCGAAAGGTGTAATAGTTGGGCCACCGGTGGCATCTTTAGCGGTGCGATACGGACGAAGTTCGGCTGATACATCTATCGCGCCTCCTATCTCTTTGCCCTGTATGCCTGTGCGAAGTGTCATATGCTGCAATACGTCATTCAGCTGAAGCAGCGGAAATGTAAGCAGTTCTTTGCGGTATTTGATACCGGCTTTTACAAGATCTTCATGAATTGTTAGTGACATGACAATGATTATTTAGGTAAAAATTCGGATTTGAGCTTATTGAAGCGACTGTAAAAATCATCGCCTGAGTCAGCGCTGGATCCGGCATCGGTTTCTTTTTTAATTATAGCCGTGTCTGCACCGGCATCCTTTGAGAGTTCGGCAATCCTGTTATTAGCAGTTTGAAGATTTCCTTCAAGTTCTGTTATCCTGGATTGCTGATTAGCGCGTTCGGTCAATTGACTGTTAAGACCGGCCTGGGTTGTTTCGTGCCCTTCAAGGGAGCGTTCAACACTTTCGGCCATCTCAGCAGTCAATGTGATTGTACCATCAGCCGATTCGAGCTGTGATACACCGGCAGCTTTGGCAAGCCGGTTGTAATCGGGTTTTTTCATATTTATTTGAGATGTAGGACTAACTTGTTTTTCGGCTAAGGTTGCTGCCCTTTGAAGGGCAAATTCGAACGAACCGATCGAATCAATGAGCGAACCAACCAAGGTAGATGCAAAGAATACATCACCCTTGAAA